AGCAGCGTTTCCAATAGCATTTCCTTCCGCCGTTCTTTCCGTAGTCGCAAATTACGTGCTGTCTGGGAATGGTTTGAATGCGGCGGCGCAAGTTTCCAGCAATACAACAAAGTCGATCGTACAAGCTAACTGCTTCACGACATCCACAGGCGCGGCCATTAACAACGCGCTCCTGTGGTATGTCGCAATTGGGGTTTAAGAAATGGGACAGAAACTAGCAGCATTCGACGCATCGCGCACCATCGTCGCGTTTTACGACGATGCCATTAGCCCGGCACCTGACGGAGCCAACACAATCGCGCTGACCGATGCGCAATATCGCATGTTGCTCGAAGGCCAAGCGGCCGGCCGGCGCATCGCCATCGACGAAAGCGACGCGCCGGTGTTGCTCGATCCACTCCCGCCGAGCGATGACGAACTCGCCGAAGGCAAGCGCGCAGAGCGCGACCAAGCTCTCACCGCGAGCGATTGGATTGTCGCGCGGCATCAAGACGAAACGCTGCTCGGCGATGGCACGACGCTCACGGCCGAACAGTTCGCGACGTTGCTCTCCTATCGCAAAGCGTTGCGCGAGCTGCCCGAGGCGAGCGGCTGGCCGCACGTCGACTTGCCGGCCGTACCGGATTTCGTGACCGCGATCGCCTGATCGCTTCTCTTTCCCTGCTATCTCTTTCACCTGGAGTAATTGAACATGGCGCAGGACTATCACCACGGCGTGCGCGTCGTCGAAATCAATGAAGGAACGCGGCCGATTCGCACCGTATCGACCGCGATCGTCGGCCTTGTCGCAACGGCCGAGGATGCTGACGCGGCGACGTTCCCGCTCAATACGCCCGTGCTCATCACGAATGTCGTGTCGGCACAATCGAAGGCGGGCACTCAAGGCACGCTGCTCAAAGTGCTCAAGGAAATCGCATCGCAGACCAAGCCAATCACGATCGTTGTGCGCGTGGCCGAAGGGGAAACCGAAGCCGAGACAACGAGCAACGCAATCGGCGGCGTCGATGACAACGGCAAATACACCGGCCTTAACGCGCTGCTCGCGGCGCAAGCGTCGGTCGGCGTAAAGCCGCGCATCATCGGCGCGCCGTATCTCGATACGCAACCCGTCGCGACGGCGATCGCCGCGATCGCTCAGAAGCTGCGCGCGTTCGCCTACGCCTACGCGACCGGCTGCAACACTAAGGAGGAAGCGACAACATATCGCGCGCAATTCAGCCAGCGCGAAATCATGATCCTCTGGCCGAACTGGATCGGATGGGATACGAACGCTAACGCGGCCGTCGAAATCTCTGCCGTTGGCAACGCGCTCGGACTGCGCGCGAAGATCGACGAGGAAACGGGCTGGCACAAGACGATTTCTAACGTTGGCGTCAACGGCGTCACGGGTATCAGCAAAGATGTTTTCTGGGATTTGCAAGACCCCGCGACCGATGCCGGCTATCTGAACGAGAAAGACGTGACGACGCTTATCAATAGCGGCGCGGGATACCGTTATTGGGGTTCGCGTACCTGCTCCGACGATGTGTTGTTCGCATTTGAGAACTACACGCGCACCGCGCAGGTGATCGCCGACACGATGGCCGACGCGCATATGGCGTATGTCGACAAGCCGATGCACCCGTCGATCGTGCGCGACCTGATCGAGAGCATCAATCAGAAGTTTCGCCAGCTCGTCGCCGATGGCTATTTGCTCGGCGGCTCTGCGTGGTACGACGAAGAACCGAACACGGTCGACTCGCTCAAGAGCGGCAAGCTCTACATCGATTACGACTATACGCCGGTTCCGCCGATCGAAAACCTGATGCTGCGCCAGCGCATCACCGACCGCTATCTCGCCGATTTCGCCTCGCGCGTACAGGCATAACAAGGGAGTAATTCGACATGGCTTTGCCGAAGAAACTTAAAAACATGAACCTGTTCAACGATGGCAACAACTATCGTGGAGAGGTTGCCGAAGTGACGCTGCCTAAGCTCACGCGCAAGACGGAGGAATATCGCGGCGGCGGCATGAATGGCCCAATCACGATCGACCACGGTCAAGAAAAAATTTCGCTCGAATGGACGTGCGGCGGCATCATGAAAGACGTGCTCGCACAGTACGGCATCACGCAGCACGACGGCGTGCAACTGCGCTTCGCCGGCGCGTATCAGGCCGAGGACAACTCGAAGCCTGACGCCGTTGAAGTCGTCATTCGTGGCCGTCATACCGAAATCGATTTCGGCAATCAGAAGCCCGGCGACGACACCACTTTCAAGGTTACGAGCGCCGTGAGCTATTACAAGCTGTCGATCAACGGCGAAACGATTATCGAAATCGACCTCGTGAACATGATCGAGAACGTCAACGGCAAAGACCTGCTCGCCGACATTCGCAACGCAATCGGCCTGTAACGCCCCCGCGCGTGCATGCCCTGTTTTCCGCCTGGTCACTGACCGGGCGGATTCAACGAACCAATCTGAACAGAGAAGAAAATGACCCAAGCCAACACGCCGAACACCGTCAAACTCGACACGCCGATCAAGCGCGGCGAACAGACGATCGAAGAAATCACGCTGCGCAAACCCTCGGCCGGCGAGCTGCGCGGCACGTCGCTCAATGCGCTCGTGAATCTGGACGTCGACGCGCTCGGCAAGGTATTGCCGCGCATCACCTCGCCGGCGCTGACTGAGTATGACGTGCGCGACCTCGACCCCGCCGACCTCGTGCAATTGGGGGTGGCATTCGCAGATTTTTTGCTGCCGAATCGGGCGCGCTGAAACACGGCATACCCGATATCGTTGAAGAAGCGATGGCCGACATAGCGACCGTGTTTCACTGGACACCGGTCGATATGAACGGCCTTACTCTGGCCGAGCTGGCCGACTGGCGCGAGCGTGCGCGCGTGCGATCGCCGTATGGAAGCGAATAACGATGGCAAACAGTAACGACCTCAAATTGCGCGTGCTGTTCGATATGGTCGACAACGCGACGAAGCCGATCCGCGACATCATGAGCGGAAATAAGGGACTCGCCTCGGCGTTGAAGGCAACACGCGGCGAACTCGGCAAGCTACAGACCGCGCAAAAGGACGTTACCGCGTTTCGTGCGATGCAAGACGGTCTCGCCAGCACATCGGCAAACGTCACGGCCGCGCGCGATCGCGTGCAAGACCTGTCGCGCTCACTTCGCGAATACGGCCCGCCCTCGCAAGCAATGGTCGCGCAGCTCGGCACCGCACGGCGCGAGCTGCGCCAGCTCACGACCGACCAAAAGAAGCAAACGGCCGGCCTTTCCGAGATGACTGAACGGCTCACGGCCGCCGGTGTCGACCTGTCGAGCCTGTCGTCGCATGAATCGGAGCTGAAATCAAAGATCACGGCGACCACGGCCGCGATGGCCGTGCAGCAAGATCGCCTGATTGCTTTGACCGCACGCACGAAGCGCCTGTCTGAAGCCCGCGAGAAGATGAACGGCCGGCGTGAGCTGGCCGACAAGATGGCCGGCACCGGCGCGCGGGCAATGGTCGGCGGCGCTGCCATTGGCGCGGCGACGCTCGTCCCTGTCGCGGCCTATGCACAGGCCGAGGACTCGGCGACGCAGCTCGCGAGCGCGCTGATGCGCGCCGGCGGCACGGTTCCGCCTGAATTCGAAAAGATCAATACGCTCGCGATGAAGCTCGGCGACCGCTTGCCCGGTACAACGGCCGATTTTCAGGACATGATGACCATGCTTACGCGCCAAGGTATCAGCGCGCAAGCGATCCTCGGCGGCATGGGCGAAGCGACGGCATACCTCGGCGTGCAGCTCAAGAAAACGCCGGCCGAGGCGGCCGAATTCACCGCCAAGCTACAGGACGCCACGCGCACGACCGAGAAAGACATGCTGTCGCTGACGGACGTGATTCAGAAGGCGTTCATGCTCGGCGTTGACGATAACAACATGTTGCAGGGCTTCGCCAAGCTCGGCCCCGCGATGGACACCATCAAGCAAAAAGGCCTTGAAGGTGCGAAGGCGCTCGCGCCGCTGCTGGTGATGGCCGATCAATCTGGCATGGAAGGGAGCGCGGCGGGCAACGCATACCGCAAGGTGTTTCAACTTGGCATGGATTCGAAGAAAGTCGCCAAGGCAAACAAGCAACTCGCACCGGCGCAACAACTGAACTTCACGAACGGCAAAGGCGAATTCGGCGGCCTCGATAACATGTTTACGCAGTTTGCAAAGCTGCAAGGCCTCAACACGCAAAAGCGCCTCGGCGTGATGAAAGAGATTTTCGGTGACGACGCCGAAACGTTGCAGGTTATTTCCCTGATGATCGAAAAGGGGAAAGCCGGCTATGACGAAGTACAGGGCAAGATGGCCGCACAGGCCTCGATGCAGGAGCGCGTAAACAAACAGCTCGGCACGCTTAAAAACTTGTGGGAAGCCGCCGGCGGCACCTTCACGAATGGCCTCGTCGCGTTCGGCGAGGCGATCGCGCCCGAAGTGAAAGGCATCGTCGAATGGCTCGGCGATATGTCGCAACGCATGGGCCAATGGGCACGCGACAACCCGCGCCTTGCGAACGGCATTATGAAAGTCGCGGCCGTGCTCGCGCTGCTGCTGGCAGCCGGCGGCGGCCTTATGGTCATGCTCGCCGGCATCCTCGGCCCGATCGCGGCTATCTCGTTCGCCTTCACGGCGATCGGCGTCGCAGGCTTCGCCGTAGTCGGCGCGATCGTCGGCATCATCGCTGTCGTGGCCGCGCTCGCCGTCGCGATCTATACCTATTGGGAGCCGATCAAGGCGTTTTTCGCGGGCCTATGGTCCCAACTGCAGCAGGCGTTCGCCGGCGGCCTCGCGGGCATCGGCGCATTGATTCTGAATTGGTCCCCAATGGGGCTGTTCTACTCGGCGTTCGCGGCCGTGCTGCAATGGTTCGGCATCGATATGCCGGCCAAGTTTTCGGAGTTTGGCGGCAACCTGATCGCCGGCCTCGTCAACGGCATCACTAGCGGCCTCGGCGCGGTACAGGCCGCGATCACGAACGTCGCATCGTCAACGGTCGGATGGTTCAAGGAAAAGCTCGGCATTCATAGCCCGTCGCGCGTATTCGGCGAGCTGGGCGGGTTCATCACGCAGGGCGCGGCGATCGGCATGGAAAGCGAACAGGGGCGAATCGCGAAAGCCGCGGTCGGCCTCGCGACGCTCGCCGCGACCTCATTCGCCGCACCGGGCGCCAATGCGGGCGCTACGGCCGCCGGCGGCCCCGGCGCATCGATTGATACCCGGCCGGCGCTGCAAGCCCGCTCAGGGGGCGGAAATTCGGCCGGCGGGGCATCGTCGGCCGGCGGCGACACCTACATTTTTCAGATTTCCGGCAACGACCCGAAAGCGATCCGCGCCGAAATCGAAGCCCTGTTGCGCCAGAAAGAGCGCGAGAAGCGCGCAAGCGCCGGCTCGCGCCTGACCGACTAACGGAGAAAAAAGCATGCTCGCCTGTCTGGATCAATTTGCCTTTCAGCTCTCGACGGCCGCTTATCAGGAGTTGCAACGTCGCACGAGCTGGAAGCACCGAAGCACCGCGCGTATCGGCGCACGCGACGCCCGCCAGTTCACCGGCCCCGGCGATGACTCGATCACGTTGAGCGGCACGCTATCGCCTGATAACAGCATCGGCGCACTGTCGTCAATCAAGGAGCTGCGCACAATGGGCGACGCCGGCGAGGCTTACGTGCTCGTTGACGGCGCGGGCAATGTCTACGGCGCGTTCGTGATCGAAAACCTTTCCGAGCATCAGACGTTGCACAAGCAGGACGGCACGCCCCGGCGCGTCGAATTCACGCTCGAACTCACGCGCGTCGACGATGGCTTGATTCGCGACAAGACCGATACGAAAAAGAGCGACACCGAGGCGAAGAAATGAAACAGCCGACGCCGATCTATCGCATCACGCTCAACGGCCGCGACCTGACCGAAAAGATCGAGCCTCGCCTTATCAGTCTGTCGCTTTCGGAGTCACGCACCGACGACGCCGACTGTGTAACGCTCACGCTCGACGATCACGACGGCAAGCTCGCATTACCGAAGCGCGGCGAAGTCATTACGCTCGCGATCGGATGGGAGGATACGGGCCTGTTCGAAAAGGGCTCTTTCACGATCAACGAAGTCGAACACGCGGGCGCACCGGATACGATCACACTACAGGCGCGCTCGGCATCGCTCACGCAAGGCATGAGCGAGCGCATTGAAAAGAGCTGGCACGGCGTCACGCTCGGCGATATCGTTCGCGCGATCGCCGGCAAGCACAAGCTCAAGCCGGCGATCGCCGACTTGCTCGGCAAGGTAACGATCGCGCACATCGATCAAACGCACGAGTCGGATATGTCGTTTCTCACGCGCCTCGCGAAGCGTTACGACGCCGTGATGAACGTGAAAAATACGAACCTGCTTTTCATGCCGATCGGACACGGCACGAGCGTAAGCGGCAAGCCCCTGCCCGCCCTCGAACTCACGAGAAAGAACGGCGACCAACATCACTATCATGTGTCGGAGCGTGAGAACTATGCGTGCGTGCGTGCGTTCTATCACGGCACCGGCAAGGCCAAGCGCAAGTCTGTCGTGATCGGCGGCGAAAACAACACGAATTCGAAAGTGCTGCCCGAGACCTATGCGAACGAAGCGGACGCACGCGCGGCGGCAACGGCCGAATACAACCGCACGAAGCGAAGCCAGGCGACGATGACTTACACGCTCGCGCTCGGCCGACCCGACGCCTATCCCGAGATTCCTGTCTTTCTCACCGGCTTTAAACCGGACATTGACGAACAGACATGGCTTGCGAAGAAAGTAACGCACGCGCTCAGTGAAGGCGGATATACGACGCAGCTCGAACTAGAAATGAGCGACGATCCGACGACCGCGCGGCACCGCTCTCATTTCCGCAAACCCGGCGGCTAATACAAAAAGGGCCAAGGTTGAAGCCTTGGCCCTTTCGCTTTACTCGTCGCCGGCGATCACCTCACCCGGCCGGCGCGGCCGGCACTCGGCCCCCGCGACGCAAACCCATGTGCGCGCGTCGACATACTTGCGCACCTCGGCATCGCCCCCGCTTACCTGCCCCAGCTCGTCGCACTCTTTACGACCGCCCTGGAATGCGAAGCCTTGCGCGCCGGCCGCGTTGCGGACCTCGATGCTACTGATCGTCACCGATCCCCAAGCCTTGCGCGCATCGCTCCACAACGGCGAGCACGCCCCCATTAGAACGACGCTCGAATACATCGCGCGCGTGACGGTCGGCCGGTTCATCGTGATTCTGAGCGCGCCGTGCTCGATCTCGGCCGAGCTGATCGAGTACGGCTTTAGACTCTTTTGCAGAGCCGGCGGAAGCTCACCGGCGTGAGCGTTGAAAGCGCAACATAGCGCCGCGATGATCGTCGGCCGCATGGCCCTTGCGAACGGTCTCATTGTTTCCCCGGTTGATGTTCGAACCCGCATTCTAAGCAACCCGCCGGCGCGGCCGAGGCGCATGCCGGCACCATAAAACAAACGACCGTTTTCGTTACGGCCTGACATTGGGGCGCTCGACGCCCTTTCTTTCACCCAAAGCGTAAAGAAACACCGTAAACTAATCAAAGTAACGAAAACGCCCGTTAGCCGGGTTTCTTAACAACAACAAAACGGACCATGCAAAAACACCTGATCGTGATGGCGTGCTCGGCGACGAAGGCATCGACGGCCGCGCCGGCTCTCGGCCTCTACCGAGGCGTGATGTATTCGACGTTTCGCGCGAACGCGCCGGCGACGCAACCGGCCGTTGTAATCCTGTCGGCAAAGCATGGTTTCGTCGAAGCCAATCGCGTGATCGACCCATACGAGCAACGCATGACCGAGGCGCGCGCCGATGAAATGCTCGGGGAGCTGCCCGATTTCGATGCGATCGATTGGCCCTCGGACGTGGGCGCGATCTTTCTCGCCGGCGGCAAAACGTATCAGCGCGTGATGCGCGCCGCGATCGAGCGGCGCATCGAACTCGGCTTGCTCTCGCGCGACGTGACGATCGAGCGCACGGCCGGCGGCATCGGCTATCAGCGCGCGCAGCTCGGCGCGTATCTGCGCGGCATGGGGCGGCCCGATGCTTGATGCCGATTACTTCGCAAGCCTAGAAAGGGGCGAGACGTTTCACCGCCTGTACCTCTGCGAGCCGGCACCGCTCGACGCGCAGCTCGACGAGCTGGCCGCCGAGTATCACGAGCGATGTGAGGCATACGATCGACGCGTATGCACTGGCCCGATAGTGCGCGGCTCGATCGTTCCGGCAAACCCTCGCGAGCTGCGGCTCATCAATAGGCATGCAATCGCGGTATTGCGCGAGCTGCGAAGCCGCGCCGAGCTGCACGGCTTTTCACCGATCCAACTTTTCAAAGCGATTCACAACCATGCGTGATCCAGCCGACAAGGGCACACTCGATATCGTCACCGGCGGCATGCGCATCGGCTATGCGCGCGTATCAACGGTCGATCAAAACCTAGAGTTGCAACGCGACGCGCTCGCGCGAGCTGGTTGCGTACAGGTGTACGAAGAAAAGGCGAGCGGGAAATCGAAGGCCGGCCGGCCCGAGCTGGCGAACATGATGCGAGCGTTACGCAAGGGCGACACGCTGATCGTTTGGCGGCTCGATCGCCTCGGCCGCTCGCTTGTCGACCTCGTGCAGCTCGTCGACGAGCTGGCCGAGCGTGGCGTCGCATTCGAAAGCCTGTCGGAAAAGATCGACACGAGCACCGCGCAAGGCCGGATGTTTTTCGGCTTTATCGCGGCGATGGCGCAATATCAACGCGACGTGATAAGCGAGAACACAAAGGCCGGCTTGGAAGCCTCGAAAGCGCGCGGCCGATCGGGCGGCCGCCCTGCCAAGCTCGACGACAAAGCGATCGCTGAAATACTCGTGCTGCGCGCAAGCCCTGATATATCGATGACAAGCATCGCGAAGCGCTACGGCGTGAGCAAGCCGACGCTTTACAACGCGCTAGAACGGGCGAAGAAAAAGAAGGCTGAAAAGGCAAAGCCCGCGCGCACTAAACCTAGCGCACGCAGCGCAAGTGCCCGAAGCAATACCCGATGAACTCAACGGCGTCGGCCTCGTCGGCGCCGATAACCTCATTCGCATAAGTCTCGTTATCGGTCATGATCTGCAACGCACCGCCGTGCATGCGTTGCACTCGCCTGATCCTCAGGCTGTCACCGATACGCACTACATAAACGCCGTCAACGTCCCGCGTTCGGCGATCGGCAATCACAACCTCACCATCATTGATCGTCGTCGACATTGCGTTGCCGGCATTGCGAAACGCGATCGTGTCATCCAGCTCGACCCCATAACTCTTAAGCCATGCGCGCGGCACACGCATCGTTAGTGTCGGCGTTGCACTCGACTCCAGGAATCCCGCCAAGTCATACGCGGGTATGTCTATATAAGCATCGTCCGAAGCTGGCATTTTGTCACCCTGCACTGTTAGTTCGGGTTCCTCGATCCCCGGCGACCCACGTCCGAGCACCAACCAATCGAGAGAAACCCCATTTTTTTCCGCGAGTGCGACGCATTCGGCAAGCGGCATCCTGTCCCGGATTTTCCACACAGCCGGCTGACTGCGCGAAGCTCCAATGGCCTCGGCAAGTTCTACATCGGCCTTAACGCCGACTACCTCTTTCATTCTGTCGACGATGGCTTGAATACGCGCTTTATTTTGACTCATTTCGCGGGTTAAAAATTTCAAAAAGATACGTGCGTTAGGCAACGGTAAGGCATATAATTACAGTTAGTAACACTAAACATTAAATTGTTACAACTTGAAAACGATATGCCCACGACAAATACTGAACATGCGACGGCGAAGCGGGTACCGATCCCACTTAGCGCCGAGGAAATCGACGCTTTGCAACACCTCGCGAAACTGGATCACCGAAGCGAAGCGCAGATGGCTCGGATTATCTATCTCGCTGGACTTGAAAACTATGCGAGAGCCATTAAAAGGCGAAGCCGGTAATAAGTGCAGGAGCCGTGAAGGGTTAAGGCCGGGGGCGGATTCCTTATCTCGAACGGAGTAACAAACACCATGCGAATCACTCTCGCCTGTCCGCACTGCCGAAGCCGAGTTATCGCGAGAACGTCGCGCGAACTGTCGACAACCATGCGCGAAATCGTGTTCGTTTGTGTTGACTACACATGCGGTCACACGTTCGTCGCGCAGCTCGAAGCCGTGCGAACGCTGTCGCCGAGTGCAAAACCAAATGAGGCAATCAGTTTGCCGCTTTCCCCACACGTCAAAGAACGCGTGATGAAACAACTTCAATTGCTCGCCGATTGAGTGCGCAATCTTTTGAGGGACCGAAACCATGTTTAGCACCGACAAGCCTTTGCATTACGTCGCACTCTCTTATCTCGCTGCACATCAAGGCGAACACCTCGAACACGATCGCGCGTTGCTGATCGAGCGATGTGTCGCTTACCTGATCGAAACGCAATTCGTTTCGAAGCGCGAGGCTGAAGTCGCAACGCTCCAGGCGTTCGGCGAACACGAGTCGCGCCGATGCAATGCCTATGTCGACGTGTCGCTCACCACGAGCCATACCGTGTTTATCCGTGACCCTCGAAACGGCCGCATGCGTGTTTTCACGGTCGCCGAACTGATGGACCTTGTAAAGACGCCGGCACTGTCTAGCGTGCCCGTGCCGAGCACTCGCAACATGCTCGCGAACGGCGTCGCCGATCCGGCCGACACCCTCTAAGCCAATTCCCAAATAAACACTTTCCGAGCCGCGCTTGACGAGCTGCGGCCGGGACAACTCACGCCCGCGATACGTAAAAACATGGCCTCGATTGAAGAACTGAAGCGCCGGATTGACCTGCACGACCTCGCCGACCGGCTCGGCATCAAGAAGGGCAAAGGCGGCGATAAGGCGAATTACCACTCGCCGCACACGACCGACAAAGTGCCCTCGCTGTCGATTTTCCCCGCGCTGCCTGAGAAGGGCATCGGATGGAAAGACCATTCCACGGGCAAGGGCGGCACCTGTATCGATCTGGTGATGTATGTGCAAGGGTGCGATGTTTCCGAGGCAATGAAGTATCTGCACGAAGCGTTCGGCATTCCGTTCGACCGCATCGACAAGCCCGCCGAGACACGACCAAAAACGGCCGTCGACTACATCGCAGAGCGCTCGATCGAGCTGCGCGAGAAAGCACGCGAATATCTGAAGGGGCGCGGCATTGTCGACGCGGCAATCGATCGGGCGTTCAAGTGCAGGACGGCCGGTTACAACGACTGGACAAGCCCCAAGCGGCCGGCCGGCGAAGTCGGTCACGGCGGCCCCGCTGTCGTGTTCCTCGTGCATACCCTTAACGCATCGCAGCTTGTCGCGGCTGACATGCGTTACTTCGACCTGGCCATTAACGGCGGCGTCAAGACGCAGACGCAGGGCGAAAAAGACGGGCACGGCTGGACCGCCGACCCGCGCAAGCTGCTCGCCGCGCACCGTGTCGTGATCGTCGAAAGCGCAATCAATGCGCTGTCTGTCGACTCGCTTAATATCGCCGGCACGGCCGCCTATGCGCTGCGCGGCATCGGCAACGTCGACAACATCGACTTTACTTTTCTGCGCGGCAAACAAGTCGTGATCTGCCTGGACAACGACGAGCCGATCGCAGAAGGCAAGCCGCGCGCCGGCGAGCGCCCCGGCCCTGATGCCGCGTGCAAGCTATACGAACGCCTAACCGCGCTCAACATTGCGTGCATCCTCGTCGATCAATCGGATTGGGTGAAAGACCTCGCAGACGGCTCAAACAAGGCTGAGTCGATCAACGATGTAAATGACTATCTGCAACTGCGCGGCCCCGACGAGCTGCGCAAGGCGCTCGACACTTACGAGCAATGGCTTATCCCCGGCATGGCCGGCGACACGACCCGGAAAGGAAAGCCGCGCGTATTCCTGCCCTCGCACGACTTCGCGCAATACTGGCGTTTCCGCTCACGGCCCGATTTCTCGACGTACATCGCCAAGGCCGGCGAGACAGAAGAAGATGCGCCGACGCATATCGACCTCGCCGGCTTTCGCGTCGCTTCGTTTAGCCGCGTGTCTGTCGCGAGCGCGTCGTCGACCATGACCGGAGATCCCGACAACTCGCCGACCGTCTATTTCGCCGTCACTGTGCAGACACCGCGACACGGCGCGGACCTCACCCGCGCCGTTTTGCTCGACAAGCAAATCCACAACCTCACGGTCTGGAATCAGTTCGGCCCGATCTGGGAGCCGAAACGTTTCTCGCGCATGGTGACGATTCTCGAACGCACGGCGCACCTCGGCGCACGCAAGGCCGCGAACTATGTCGGCCTCGCGTGGCGCGACGGCCAGCTCGTCGTGAATGAAGGACCGGACTGCTATTTCACGAACGCCGAACAGCAATGCCCGTATCACAACCTGACATTCCCGAGTGGCGCGGCCTCTGACGCCTCGCGCGTGCTCGCCAAGTATCAGGAAACGTTCAAAGAGAACGCGGCGGCTCTCGCGCTTGTTTGGGGCCTCGGCGGGCACCTTAAAGCCCTGCTCGGATTCTGGCCGCACATGATGATGCAAGCCGACAAGAGCGCCGGTAAATCGACGCTTATCAAGGCACTCGAACGCACGATCGGTTTCACGATGTTTTCAGGTCAATCGCTGCAAACCGAATTCCGCTTGCTCACGAGCATTAGCCACACGTCGCACCCTGTCGGATGGGAAGAACTGAGCGCGCGCAAGCAAGACGTGATCGACAAGGCGGTCGGCCTGCTGCAAGAGAACTATCAATACACGATCACGAAACGCGGCTCGGAAATGACCGAATACGTTCTCTCTGCGCCCGTGCTGCTCGCCGGCGAGGATGTGCCCGTGCGATCGCTGCACGGCAAGCTCGTTCGCACGAACCTCACCGGCAAGAAAGGCCCGATGTTGCCGCGCGATCTGCCGCGCTTTCCCGTGCGCCAGTGGTTGCAATACCTCGCCGAGCTGGACCGCGACACCGTGCTCGACAAGTACGAAGAACTGCGCGCCTACTGCCTTAAAAAGAGCTGCGCAAGTGGCGACGACGAAGGCGGGAAGCGTATGGCGTCGAACTATGCCGCGCTGCTGCTGGCTTGGGGCTATCTGTGCGACTTTGCCGGCATGCCGACCAACGCCGGCGATTTCGGAAATGATCTGCTTGCCGAAATGAACCGCCACATTGCCGAGACTAGCGCCGATCGTTCGCCGTGGGTCTGGATTCTCGAAACGGCACTCTCCGAGATTGATTCGGGCGCGTTCAAGCACCCGTTCAAATTCGATGACGTTGAAGGCGAAGATTGCTTGCTTGTGCGGCCGGCTCACATCATGGATCACATTGCCGGCTCGAACAGTCTGCGCGAAAAGTGGAATGCGCTGCCCGTGAAAACACCGGCCGTGTTCCGCCGGCAATTGCTGTCGGCCGGCGTCGCGGTCGGCGACAAGGAAATCGAGCGGACCATTCATCAAAAGCGCGTGCAACACCTCACGCCGCTGTCACTCAAGCGCCTCGCCGGTTATGGCCTGTCCGTCGCTCGAAACATGAATCACGTACACGAGAACTAAGGCGCACGGCATGGCTATCGACACCGCACAACTCGCCGGCATGCTGCCGAACGATCGCGTTTTCAGGGAATTTGTTACGACCTTCACGACCATCACCGAAACCGTGACCGTCGACGAAGCCGCGCAATTTATCCGCTATGTCTGCCAAATCAAATCGCGCGCCGAGCTGGCGACCAACAAAGAAGCCGAGCGACGCTTTCACACCATCTTGCGCCGCACCTTTATCGCCTGGCGTGATGAACGACACCGGACGAAATAAGACGGCCGCCGGCGCGGCGCTGACCGGCCGCCCTGCCCTACCCCTTTGCCTTACCCATTCCGGCCGCTTGTGCGGCCCGCTGATCGACCGAGAAAAGGAGAAACGATGCAGACCATCAAACCACGCGCGAAGTGGCTAAAAGGCGGCAACGCGCCAATGTGGGAGCTGTCGCACCCGGACACCAATGTAAAGGTATGGTCTGCCCTGCCACGCGACGGCGCGGCGATGCTGCTCGATCGCTATGTCGTGCCGAATCTGGCCGAAAAATTGGTCGGTATCGACCGCGCTCGCACTTTCAGCTCGACCCGGAGCGCGGCATGACTTACCGCGAGGCATTGAAGAAAACGGCGCTGTTTGTTCCCGTGGCGCTGATCGACCGCGGACTATGGCGAGACCTCGGCGAGCACGCCGGCGAGCTGCTTGTCGCACTCGTCGCGCTCGTCGGCCGGCTCGGCGCGATCGCGCTTTATCCGATCGCCGTGCCGATTCTCGCCGCGCTTATCGTCGCGGCCGAGCGTGCGAACGAGCGCGAGGGCGAACGTGTTGAGCGCGTGCTTCGTGCCGAGTGGGAGCGGCACCGATACGAGCCGCGCGAGCTGCACGCCGGCGACGCCACGACAAGCCCATGAAAAAGGCCGCTGACGCTCCCGCGCCGGCGGCCCTCTGAATTCCCCCCCCTGCCTGACCTTTGGCCGCCTCGTGCGGCCTTTTTTTCGCCTACGCCTACGCAACCCCTCGACCAAGTTTGATCGTCATGGTTACGCCCCCTCTTTGCTCTTTAGCCAATCGGCGCATGCGTCGGCGATCGCTGCGGCACGACTTAGGCCGCGCGCGGCGGCCGCCTCATCCATGCGGGCCAGAATCCCCGCGTCAATGGTCAAACTGATCGGATGCTTTCGCGCGCTCGGCGCGACGACGCGCGCCGGCTTCGCGGGCACCGGTACTGCGGCCGGCGCAACCGGGGCAACCGGCGCGACGCTCTGCCCTTTTGCATCCGGCGCCCCGGATATGAACGCGTCGACCTTGCTCGAATCGATCGCCGGCCGTTTCGTGAGTGCCATCTTGATACCCCTTTACTATCAACTCGATATTTACTTGATATTAACTCGACATTGCGGCGATATTGAGCACGGCAGATTTCAGCCGGTCAATCTCGGCGCACGCGATGGTGTTTCGGCGCTTCATTTCCTCGACGTGCAACCCCGCGCCGCTCGCGTCGGCGAACACCTTGCGATTGCGCACGAGCACATCAAGCAAAGCGAGCGCCGGATAGTCGGCCAACGCCTCGGCGGCCTCGCGATTTTCCGAGCCTTGCGAGTCGGCCTTGTTCACGAACGCCAACGCCTGAAGATCGGCAACCGATCGAGACTCCTTCACCAAGTCGGACATATCCTGTAACGCCCACACGTCAAACGAACGTGGTGCAAACGGGATAAGCACCAACTCGCTAACCGTGAGCGCAGCACGCAACGCGGTCGAATCCCGGCCGCCGGCATCGATGACGATGTGATCGTATGCTCCCCGCTGCTGGTTGACCTGAGCGCGCAGCGTCGCCCCGTCGTCATACGCCGACGCTGCGATCATTTGCCGGCCGCTTTCTGCCCGCGCCGTGATCGCGCCGATCGCGGTTTTCTGGCGATCGCCGTCGACGAGCCACACGCGTGCACCGTCATGCGCCAACCCTAACGCAAGCTGCACTGCGATCGTCGATTTACCGACCCCGCCTTTTGTATTGCCGACCGTAAAAATCATCTTTTTCGACTCCGATCAAGTTAGCATCATTTCAATATATGGTTGATATCAACTTGCTATTTACACGATATCAACTAGATACCGATTATATGTTCATACCATGTTGATATCAAGCCTATATCAACATGCACCGAACGCCGGCCGGCGGGGTAGGGCGGCCGCGATCGCCGGGCGCCCGCGTCGACCGGTCGCCGAGTAGGGAAGACGGCTCACGAGCGAGCTGCGCGCGTCGCGCCGGCCGCGCTGCCCGTCGACGTGCGAAGACACTGGCCAAAGCGCTGGCCAGCTCGTCGACGGCCGCCGGAAAGCCAGGCGATCGAGCGCCGGCCGACGCTCGGCGCATCGCTCTCCAAGTCGGCACAGGCATATAAAAAAATCCGAGGATTTCAACCTGTTTCCGCGCTAAGTCTTTGAATTCAATAAAAACACCATCCTCGGATGACCCCGTTTTTTCCTCGGATGCCCCGCGTTTTCCCTCGGCACCGTTTCGACCGCGCTTTACTCTCTCTCTCTTTAAATAATTAAAAAGAAAGAAGAAGAAGGCATAGAAGTAAAAAAGCGCGCGCACTCAGACACCGACCCGGTTTTACTCGTCTTTGCAACCTGCCTATTTTTTAATCCTCGGATTCCTCATGTGAAAAAAGGCTATTCCGAGGATTGCCGAGGGGGCGCAAAGCCTTATGCAGCAAGGGTTTCGGCTCGATCCCCTCGGATTCCTCGCATCCTCGCGAAAATCTCCCCTACCCCCTGAAATCGCGACGGAAAGCTCGCCCTTTCTTCGTCGTCGTTTCAGCTGGCCCGCAATCGCATCAAAACGCAGCGCACGCGCATCAATTCGCATCACGCCGGCCGCCTCGAAATCGCGGCGAGACCCTTGCCGCATGGCGGTCGGCCGGCTAGCGTCGGACTGCAAGAAAAGGGGAGACCCAAGAACATCGCAGGCGCGGAGGGGTGACTGCGAAATTCGGGCGGAAACCCTTCGTAAAACCGGCCGGCTAGGGCAGCCGCCCCTCGGCCTCGCTCGACCCCTTGGCGACCGCTCTGCGGCCCCGTGGCGGGCTTCCCACGGCCCAACGCCCCGCGACGCCTTGGGGCGAACGGCGGGCGCGCAGAAGGGCGGCCGATACTGTGCGGATATACAGGTATGCTCGCGCTATGGAACCGGACGACGACACCGACGCCCGCGAGCTGTATGCCGAGCGCGCGGCGATCATGGAATTCGACGGCGGCTTGCCACGGCACGCGGCCGAGTACTTCGCGTGCGTGGCGGTTTGGCGCTACTGCGACCGCACGCATGCGGCACCGCCTCGGCTCGACAACTATCGCTTGCTGCACCGATCTTTCACCGCGTCGACGCCACGCGAGCCGAGTGAGAAGGGCGACGGCTGACGAATCGGCCCCCTCTCTGCTGAACATTCGGGCGTGTGCGCATCACAGGTGCATCGGCATGGATCGCACGCGATCCGACTTGAGCGGGCGACGTGGCGCGAAGCGACGCGGCGGGCGCGATTTATGTCGGCCTTAGCGGCCGGCGCGGCTTTGCCGCGTCGGGCGGTTAGGCCATAGCCCCGCCGGCCTTCGGTGTTCGATGGTTTTTGAGAGAGTCGTGTGCAGCTCGCCGAGCTGGTCGCGAGCTGCCGAGGGTAGGGCACCACGGCCGCGCCAACGTGCGCGGCTTCGTTCGTCTGGATTGGGGTGTAATCGTCAAGTGACGCGCGAAGCGCGCACTTGTGACCCTCACGGGAGGGAGCGCGTAAGCGCGGAAGGGTGGGGTTAAAACCGGCCGCGACGCTTTGCTCGCGGTCGGTTATGGTCGTGATAGGGTAGTGGTTCATCCGCATCCCTATGGATAACCCGGCACAACTCGGCAAGCGAGTTGCACCACGTTACCCACAGGGAACCCTTGCGGCCTTTGGCTACGCCCTGACGCGCTTCGCTTGTCCCATTGAGATAGAAAATCAAAGTCAAACCCGGGGGCAATGGGTTCAGCACTGTCGGTTAGCGAAGGCACCTAAAATTACATAAAGAGCTTGTCGCGCCAAAAATCGCCGGAAGCCCCGTCTAGTAAGGGTTTCAGCGATTGCAAGGTGAGAACCGTATTTCTCACCCCTGAGAATCTGAATGCACACCCCCTCGACCTCGGCCCTGTGAACGACACTTCACTCGTGAGTGAACGCCGCTTCCTACCTTCCCGGCGGCGTTACATTGTGTTACTTTACGGTTTCCTATCTTGCGAAACTAAATTCCGATGGTTACCGCCGCCGTTCCTATGACTCCCGATGATCGCCCGAACACGTTCGGCTGGTTGCAAATCGAAAAGAAAACCGCCGGCGAGCTGCAAAAGCTGGCGATCAAGTCGCCTGTAGCAATGGGTACGCTTATGTTTATGGTCAACCGCATGAGCCGGTCAAATGCGCTTGTGGTGAGCCAAGCGGCGATCGCTGAAGAACTCGGCGTAACGCGGCGCTCGATCAACACAGCAATCGGCGTGCTCGAAAATGGCAACTTTATCGAAACCGTGAAGGTAGGCGGCGCTGTGGTGTATCGCGTCAATACACGCGTTGCGTGGCAAGGTGTACGCGGCGCACGGTTCGCTCATTTCAATGCCGATATCGTCGCGTTTGAGAACGAGCAAGGCAAGAAACTCGACGACTTGCCGCCCCTTAAGACCGTGCCTGTATTGCAGGAAAACGAGCGCTTTCTCGTCGGAAATGAACCGATCGACCCGCCCGATCAAGGTGAGTTAGAGCTGCCGTAAAGTCGGACCCAACGAACAAAAGGCCAAGCCCCGCAAACGCGGCGCTTGGCTTTCTTTTTGTCGACGAAGGGGGAAGGGCGGCCGGCGCTTACCGGACCCGCTGCGGGCTTCCTGACGAGCTGGCGATGCTGTACGGCGTGAAGCGCACAACCTCGTCGCCGATCCAGTCATTGAGCTGTGTGAAGCGCCGTTGCAGGGGCGCGATTTCATTCGCACCGAACACCTCGGCGGCCGTGTCGGCCGCGCCAAATCCGCCGGTATTGCTCGGCACAATCCCCATGAGCTGCGGCGGGATACGATGCGCCGCGAGCAAGTCGTCGCGCGTCACATTCTTGATGTTGAAAAACTCATCTTTCGCCGTGACCTCGGAAACCGGAATGAGCTGTATGCCGTCTTTCTTGCCGTTCGGCGCGTACATGAACAGGTTGCGGAAATTGCCCGGTCCCTTGCTGTTTTTCAACGCCTCGCGCATGGCGTCCACATCGCTTTGATTTTGCCCCGCATCCGTCATGTACAGGATGAAACCGGCGTGCGAACCGTTCTCGTAATACTTACGACGGAATAGCGTCGCCGATTCGTTCAACCATGCCGAGTGCAGCGCGCCGAGATATTCGGGCAATCCATACACTTCCTGATTAATGTCCGGTTCCATCAAGTGATGCACCGAACCGGGCTCGAACTCATATTCGACCTGCTGCCACCCGTTGAGCTGCACAAAGCGTTGCAAGTCTGTCCGACGACGCACGTACTTACCCGGCGCGCGTTTTAATGCGAGCGTCGTGTTAAGCCGGCTCTTTTGCCGCTCGACATAGCCGTTACCGAACGTAAGGAAATCGAGCGACCACTTGTCGAATTCTTCGCGCGTGAGCAACTTGTGCGGTATGAACGTCGACGAAAGCACGTTGCGTTTGAAGTAGATAGCCGAGCCGTGATGCACGCCGGCGCGAAACGTCTTTGCTAGACCTGACCACGACACCGGCGGCTCATACCACTCACCGACCGCATAAGCCTGCACATAGTCAAGAATCTCGGCCCGATCCATCACCGGCACTGGATCGTCAAACGTGAATGCCTCGGCCCTTGCCGGCGTCGACGTGGCCGCCGGCGTCGTGCTGCTCGATGCGTAAGTGCTGCGCTTGCGCTTGCTCATTAAGAGAACTCCATAAAGCCAGTATTGTTCGCGGTCACGCCCTCTAGCGGCTCGTTATCGAGCGCGTGCAGGCACGCCCAAGCTAGATCGGCATGGCCTGTTTCTTCGCTGCGGCTCGCCTCGTATGTCACCTTGCGACCGCTCGGCGTCATGGTTTTGCGAATCGCCATGAACGATTGCGCTAGGTCTGTCCAACCCGCATCGAATTCGAGCCTGCCCTTGCTGATGACCGACAAGCCTTTCAGCACGAGCCGCCCTTTGATTTCCGGCGAGTAGTTGAGCGCGACCGCGCCCGGATAGAACTGCTTCACGAGCTGATAAACACCCTGGCCGATGCCGGTCGTGTCGATCGACATATATTCGACGGTGTATTGCTTCGTGATCGCGTGAATCGCCTCGGCTTGGGCCTCGAAATCCATGCCGCGAAACTGCTGTTTGTGCAGCACGCGAAATTTGCCGCCCGGCACCGCCGGCGGGGCGACGACCACAAGGCCGGCCGAGTCGCCGGATAACGCCGGGTCATAGCCGACCCACACGCCACGAAAGCCGAAAGGGCGGGGCGCGAGCGGCTTGAAATCGTCCGCCCATTCTTCCCACGAGTCGACCATGCAGCGTTGCAGCTCGACGAGCGGAAAGAGCGATGCTGTGTCGTCGATAAACTGACACATCAAGAGATTCGCGTATTCCTGCGCGCTGTATTCAAGCCGCAACTCGTCGATATCGAACAGGTCACACCCGCCGGCTACGGCATCCTCGACCGTGACGATCTGGCGAAACTGGCGATCCTCGCAAAGCCGGCCGCGAGCGAGCGCCGAGTGCGTCACGTCTAGGTGAATGTGATCGGCCTTTGCGCGCCCCCTGTTGTAGTGCTCGCCAGTCCAGAAAGTGTAAGCCTCATGTGTGATGCTCGACGGCGTTGAAAAATACGTCTTTCGCCATTTCTTGTGCATCGCCATGCCCGACGCGACCTTGTTGAGCTGGCGAAAGCCGCTCACCCAAAAGTATTCGTCGAAATAGAAATTGCCGTGATAGCTCTGCGCCGTGCGTGAATTCGTGCCGAGAAAAATCAACTCGGCCATGTTCGGCAAAATGATCGGATCGCCGGTCAATTCGACCTCGGCGGCCTCGGCGGCGAACTGCCGAATGTATGACTTGAAAACGTGCGCTTGTGCCTTGCTGGCCGATAGAAAAATCTGATTCCGCGCAGTCTGCAAGGCATCGTCTAGCGCCTCGCGTGCGAAATAGAACGTCGCGCCGATCTGCCGCGATTTGAGAATGTTGCGCGTGCGCTTGTCGCCGTTGCGATACCACACCTTTTGATAACCGAACTGGCAATCGAGAAACGCCTCATGAAGCCGCGCGATCTGCTCGTCGCTGAAATCGTTGCGCACCTTCTCTTTGCGGGGCGCTGTGTTGCGCGCCTCGATGTTCGGGTTTAAGTCACTCTCTTTCCCCGTTTCGCCGTACTTACGCACGCGTGCGAACCGCTCGACCATGCGGCCGAGCAAGTCGATTTCTTTGAAGTCGCTGCCCGTCTTGACCGGCTTGGCAATGAGCGCGCAAAGGCGGGTTTCTGCGGACGACTCCATACGCTCGACGGGCTGCGCTTCGTCCCATTTGTCGCGCTGTTTCCATGCCTCGACCGTCGCGCGCTTGAGCTGCAAATGCTCGGCGACGGACGTGATGCGCCAACCCTGCCAGTAAAGCGCGCGCGCAAGCCGGCGAGGGTCCGCATTCGAATCAAGGGTAGGGGCAATGTCGGCTGTTTCGATCATGGCCCCAAGTTTCCCGCGTCGCGCGCGCGCAAGCACGCCTGCCTATGTGTACCGAACGCACGAACAAACGCGAAACGTTGAGCGCTTGCGGCCGTGATCGCAAGATATCAACTCACGCCGGACCCTTCCCGAACCTGTTGGAGACCTAACAATGCAATTTCGCAAGCTGTCGCTCATGTCGTTCGCCGTCGCGGCGATCGCGCTCGCTGTCACGATGGACGCAAACGCGGCGACACTCGCCGCAAGCGCTGTTCTCAATCACGCCGATGTGCTCTCGTTTATGAGCGGTCACGGCATGAGCATCACCGGCGCTGCTGGCCTCGGCGCTATGGCGATCGGTTCGACCGCATCGGCCGACGCGACGAAGCTCGCGAAATCCAAGATGTTCCGCATCGCCGTCGAAGGCGCGACGACTGACGGCCGTACGATCGAACGCGCGTGGCTCGAACAGATTGCCGCGAACTACAGCGCGACGAAATACGGCGCACGCGTGAACCTCGAACACTATCGCGGCATCGTGCCCGATGGCCCGTTCAAGGCTTACGGCGACGTGCTCGCGGTCGAAACGCGCGAACTCGACGGCGAATTCGCCGGCAAGCTCGGCTTGTATGCGCAAATCGAGCCGACGCCCGAACTGGTCGCGATGACCAAGGCGAAGCAAAAGATTTACACCTCATGCGAAATCGATCCGGCTTTCGCCGACACCAAACAGGCGTATCTGATCGGGCTGGCTGTCACCGATAGCCCCGCAAGCCTCGGCACCGAGATTCTTTCTTTCGCAGCTCAGAACCCGGCTGCCTCGCCGTTCGCCGGCCGAAAGCAATCGCCGACGAGCCTTTTCACGGTCGCCGACGAAACCGTGATCGAGTTTGAAGAAGCGGCACAACCGGCCGTGCTGCCGGCGCTTCTGTCCCGCGTGAGAGAACTGCTGACCGGCGCGAAGAAGAAGGAAGCGGCCGACGACTCGCGATTCGCTGACGTGGCGCAAGCATGCGAAGCGCTCGCGACTCATGGCAACGAACAGGCGGCTTCGATTGGCGCGCTCACGAAACAACTTGCCGAACTGAGCGACGCCCGGAAGGCCGACCGCGAGGCATTCGACGCGCTGCAAGTGCAGCTCTCGCAAACCGGTAGCGGCATCAAGCGCCCCGCGTCGACCGGCTCGGCCGGCGGCACCGTCACGACCGATTGCTAACCCGGCAATCACACCTTTTCACTGCCCCCGGAGAAAACACCACATGCGCAACGAAACCCGGTTCGCCTTCGATCAATTCCTCGAAGCGATCGCCAAGCTCAACGGCATCCCGAGCGCGACGAAGAAATTCGCCGTGTCGCCGACCGTTCAACAAAAGCTCGAAACCCGCATTCAGGAATCGAGCGACTTTCTGAAACGCATCAACGTGATCGGCGTGACCGAGAAGGAAGGTTCGAAGCTCGGCCTCGGCGTCGGCTCGCCGATCGCCAGCACGACCGACACGACGCAGAAGGATCGCGCAACGGCTGATGTGACCGACCTCGACGAGAACGGCTACAACTGCACGCAAACGAATTTCGACTCGCACATCACGTATGCGCTGCTCGACGCGTGGGCGAAGTTTCCCGACTTCCAAACCCGCATTCGCGACGTGATCGTGCGCCGACAAGCGCTCGACCGCATCGCAATTGGCTTTAACGGCCGGTCGCGTGCGGCAACGTCCGATCGCGCCGCTAACCCGCTGTTGCAGGACGTCAACAAGGGTTGGTTGCAACGCATGCGCGATCAAGCCCCGCAACGCGTGATGGAAGAAGGCGCGACGGCCGGAAAGATCAAAGTCGGCACGGCCGGCGACTATGCGAACCTCGATGCGCTCGTCGTCGATCTGGTCGCGAGCATGATCGACCCGTGGCACCAGGACGACACCGCACTCGTCGTGATGTGTGGGCGCGGCCTGTTGCACGACAAGTATTTCCCGCTCATCAACAAGAGCCAGGCACCGACCGAAATGCTCGCCGCTGACGTGATCCAAAGTCAAAAGCGAATCGGCAATCTGCCGGCCGTGACCGTGCCTTTCTTCCCGGCCAATGCCGTGCTCGTGACGAGTTTCGACAACCTGTCTTTGTATTTCCAAGACAGTGCGCGCCGTCGCACGATCGTCGACAACGCAAAGCGCGATCGCATTGAAAACTACGAATCGTCCAACGATGCGTATGTCGTCGAAGATCTCGGCCGAGCTGCTGTCGCCGAGAACATCGAACTTGTGACGGCGTAAAGGGAGACACGAAGCGATGAATAGCCCCGCACGACGCCACTTTCAGCGCGTATCGGCAAAGCTCTCGTCGGCCTCGGCCGGCGCGGGCGAAACGATGGTCGGAAGCGCTTACGAGCTGATGCTCGCAAAGCTCGCGATCGACAAACGCCGACTTAAGGAAATCAAGTCGATCGCGCGCAAGATCGAAGTGAAGCGCGCCGAGCTGCTGCCCGAATACGTCGAATATGTTTCGGGCGCGCTGAGTGGCGGGCGGGGCGCACAGGACGATGTACTTACGACTGTGATGATCTGGCGCGTCGACGTGGGCGACTTCGCCGGCGCGCTCGAAATCGCGCGCTATGCGATCGCGCACCGGATGACGCTGCCCGATCAATACGACCGCACGCTATCGACCGCGGTCGCCGAGGAATTCGCCGAGGCTTCGCTTTCATCGTTCAAGAATGACGCGATCGCGGTACGCGTCGACGGCGCGCAGCTCGTCGAAGTCTTAGAACTCACCAATTCGCACGACATGCACGACCAGGTGCGCGCGAAGCTGCACAAGGCAATCGGCTACACGGCCGAACGCGACGGCTTGCTACAGACCGCACTCAAACACCTGCGCTGCGCGCTCGACCTCGACGATCGCGCGGGCGTGAAACAGGACATTGCCCGCATTGAAAAAGCGGGCAATGCGGCCGGCACGAACGCCGGCCGCAAGTAAAGAGCCCACCCCGGCCGAGCGGCGCCGGCTGACGATCGCAACGCCTGACGGTCATGCGATCCGACGCCGGCCCACCGCTCACCCTTTTCCGAGCTGAAACCATGACGAGCTTTAACGCTGTTGCTTCTCCATCAATCGACGCTGACCCGGCCCCGCCGGCCGACGCGTTGATCGTGAGCAACGTGCCGTGGTTTCCGGCTGTCGACCTCGCCGCGATGCGCAAGGCGGTTCGCCTCGATGGCACCGTGACGCATGAGCGTTTGCGCGATGCTGTGATCGCGGCAATCGACGAAGTAAATCGCGAGCTGGCGAGCTGGCGCGCGCCGCTTGAAGCAGGCGGCGTCGCATCGCTCGACGAGCTGCCCGCCGACAAGATTGGCGACGAAAGCGTGCAGCTCGCGCGCTATCGCCGCGCCGTCTATTTCCTCGCACGCGCAGACCTCACCGAAAAGTATCGGGATTTCGATAGCACGAAATCAGGCGCGAATGATGCCGACGAGCTGGTGACGACGATCGACGCCGATCGCCGCAATGCCCGCCAGGCGATCAACGACATACGCGGCGTCGCGCGTTCAACGATTGAGCTGATCTGATGCGCCGCGTTTATGCACGACAAGGCGACACGGTTGACTCGCTCTGTTATCGCGAGGCCGGCCGCACGCAAGGCATCGTCGAAGCGACTTTAGAAGCGAATGCCGGCCTTGCGGACTACGGCCCTGTATTGCCGCACGGCCTCGCCGTCGACCTGCCCGACCTGACCGAGGCACCGGCAACGAACACGCTTATCAACCTTTTCGATTAACCGGAGTCGCCAACATGGCCGAACCTAGCTCCTCGACGCTCGCCGCTGCGGCCGGCATTGGCTTCGCAAGCCTCTTTCCCGGCATCGACGGCAATGCGCTGCTCGGCGCTTTCACGGGCGCGGCGCTTGTCGTCGTCACGTCGAAAGACCTGTCGATTGCCAAGCGCTTCGCGTATCTCGTGATTTCGCTGATCGTCGGCTATCTCGCCGCGCCTGATGTAGTGAGCCATACCCCGATCACGAGCACGGGCGTCGCGGCGTTTCTGGCCGCCGCGCTGGCGATCACGGTCACGCTGCAACTGATCGATCGCGTCAAATCGTTTGATCTGCTGTCGCTGTTCAAAGGCGGGAGAAACTGACCCATGCACAACCCCCTCGCACTGATCGCACTGATCGCGTACACCGTCGCGGCGCTGCGCATCCTGTTCTATCGCCGCGACGGCGCGCGGCACCGGCATCACGTTTCGTGGTTCGCATGGTTGCTGCTCGTCGCGCTCGGCGGCTCGGCGATCGAGCTGGCCGTGCATGCGAAATCGGTCGGCACATTTGAAGCCGTGCGCGCCGTTCTCTTCACCGTTCTCATTTTCGGCGCACGCGGCAACGTCGCGCGCCTCTTGCGGAGTGCATCATGAGTTTGAGAAAGGGCGACATAGGCGACGCCGTTGCGCTACTGCAGAAACGCCTCACGCGCGCCGGCTTTGCCGTGGCCGAGTCCCACATATACGACGACGCGACCGAGGCGGCTGTGACGGCCCTGCAACGCGCTCGCGGGCTTGTCGTCGACGGCATCGCCGGCCCGAAAACGATGATCGCGCTAACCGGCGCTGCACTGCCGTCGCACCTGGCCGATTCTGACCTCGTGAAAGCGGCCGACGCGCTCGGCGTTTCCGTGGCCGCCGTGCGCGCGGTCAACGAAGTCGAATCTAAGGGTCTCGGCTTTCTGCCTGACGGCCGGCCAAAAATCCTTTTCGAGCGGCATGTGTTTTACGGGCGTTTGCGCGATCGCGGCCTCGATATCGACGCACTCGCGGCGAAGTATCCGAACATCGTTTCGGCCAACCCCGGCGGATACATGGGCAACGCGGCCGAGTACACGCGTCTTGCGATCGCCGAGCGCATCGACGCGGACGCGGCGCACGAGTCGGCGAGCTGGGGCGCGTTTCAAATCATGGGGTATCACTGGAAGGCGTTGCAGTATTCAAGCATCGCCGACTGGGTCGCACGCATGCAGCGCGGCGAAGCCGATCACCTCGACGCATTCGTGCGGTTCATCGCGGCCGACACGGCCTTGCTTTCCGCGCTGAAGGGTAGGAAGTGGGCGGCGTTCGCCAAGGGCTACAACGGCCGCGATTACGCCCGCAACCTGTACGACGCGAAGCTCGCGCAGGCATACGCGAAATATGCCGGCACCGAAAAGGCGGCCGCGTGAGCGCGATCGTGAACGCGATCGCCTCGCGCCTCGCGCCTGTCGCGTTCAAGCTCGCCGCGCTTGCGATCGCCGTGCTCGCGATCGCGGCCGGCTGGTTTTACGTGCGCGAGCTGCGCGCCGAGATGACCGACGCGCAGAACACCGCGCAGACTGCGCAAGAAGCTGTCGGCCGGCGCGACGCGCAGCTCGCCGACATGCAGAAGAAAGAGCGCGAGCACGCCCAAGCGCTCGCGCAGCTCGAAGCGAAGCGCGCCGGCATCGCCGCGCAGCTCGCGCAGACCGAACGCGATTTCGAGACCCTGAAAAATGAGAAACCGGAAATACGTGCATGGGCTGATAGCCCTTTGCCTGACGACATTGTGCGCATGTACGACCGCCCCGCGCGCACCGGAGCTCGTGACGAGTCAGACGCTACAGTGCGCCCCCGTGACGCCCTGCACGATGCCGGCGACGGCACCCCGCGATAACGGCGGCCTCAAGCATGCGCTCGACGTGGCCTTGTCGGCATGGGAACAATGCGCCGCAATGGTGGATCTGATCGTCGATTGCCAAACGAAAGCCCTTTCCCTTCCCGGCCCCGACCATGAATAAGGCGAACAGTTTTCGCGCGGCGCTCACGGCTGCCGTGCCGTCGCTTGCCGTCGATCCCGACAAGCTGCTCGTGTTCATCGATCAAGGCGCGCTCGCCGTCACCGGCGCGGCCTCGGACGGCTTCGAATACCGCTATACGCTCAATGTGATCGTGACCGAATTCGCCGGGGACGCCGATACCGTGTTTCTCGCGCTCGTGCGATGGGTTAAGGCCAATCAGCCAGATTTTTTCATCAATGAGGATCGCCGCAAAACCGGCATAACGTTCGAAGTCGATCACCTGACGCAAAGCACATGCGACATTTCGATCAAGCTCACGCCGATTTCTGAAAGCGTGCTCGTGTCGACCGACGCGGCCGGCGTCGACACGATCACACACGTCGACGAGCCGCGCTATGAATGGCAAGAGACCGGCCTTTATGCGGGCGACACATGGACGACCTGACCGCCCTGGAATCGTGGGCCGGCGGCCTGCTGTCGCAGCTAGAAGCCCCCGCGCGTCGTGTCGTGCTGCGCGACATTGCGCGCGAGCTGCAACGCAGTCAACGCACGCGCATCACGCAGCAACGCAACCCGGACGGAAGCGCCTATGAGGCGCGCAAGCCTCGCCCCAAGAAACACCTACGCGACAAGGCCGGCCGCATCAAGCGCGCGGCGATGTTCGCGAAGCTCAAACAGGCGCGCTATCTGCGCGCGGAGTCGGACGCGACCGGCCTCGCCGTTGGCTTTGCCGGCCGCATCGCACGCCTCGCCCGCACTCACCAACTCGGCCTTAGCGATCGCGTCGCACCGGGCGGCCCCGATTACAGGTATCCGGCTCGCGTGCTGCTCGGCTTCTCCGAAGCCGATCGCGAATTGATACGCGATGTGTTGCTCAAACACCTCGCGAAATAGCCATTCCGCCACCCTGAATATGTACCCGACGCGCTAACAAAGCGCGTTTGATGACTCGCGCGTGCGTGCCCGGCAACATGGACGCATGAACACAAACGAATCCACACGCCAATTTCTGAACGGCGCACGCAAAGGCTACGTTGAGTCGATAGACGGCGCGTTGTGTCGCGTAGTGAGCGGCGATTTACATACCGACTGGATTCAATGGTTCGTGCCTTTTGCCGGAGAAACGATCGAGTGGCTTGCGCCCTCGATCGGCGAAGGCGTAATGCTCATTTGCCCGAGCGGCGACCCGGCGCAAGCGATCGCGCTGCCCGGTTTCTATTCCGAAGATTTCCCCGCGCCGAGCACCGACCCGGCGTTGCATATCCGCAAGTATCGCGACGGCGCGATCGTGCAATACGACATGGCCGCCCATGTTCTCACCGTCGATCTGCCGGCCGGCGCTACGGTCAACATCAAGGCCCCCGGCGCGGTCAACGTCAACACGCAAACGGCTGTCGTGAAAGCCGACACCGTGACGCTTGACGCCGATGTGATCGTCGAAAAATCGATGACGGTTAAAGGCCCGTTCGCGTTTGAGAACGGCATGAGCGGCAAAGCCGGCGCGAGCGGCGGCCCTGCTGCAATCATTTCCGGCACCGTGGCTGTGAGTGATGACGTGATCGCCGGCGGCAAGAGCGGGGCGCACCACACGCACAAAGAACAAGGCGACGGAAACAACGTTAGCGAGCCGCTATGAAAGGCATGAACGCGTCGACCGGTCGCGCAATAAGCGGCCTCGCACACCTTTATCAATCGATCGCGCAAATCCTCACAACGCCGCTCGGCACGCGCATCGCGCGCCGGCCGTTTGGCTCGGAGCTGTTCGATCTGATCGACGCCCCGAATAACGCCGTTTCGCGCGTGCGCCTGTACGCTGCGACCGCGACGGCGCTCATGCGATGGGAGCCGCGGCTAACGCTGTCGCGCGTGCAGCTCTCGTCCGATGGCTTGATGCAGGGGCAAACCGTTGTCGATATCGAAGGCTATACGACCGAAACGGGCGATGCCGTGTCGACGAGTGTCAACCTCACGAACAAGAGCGCCGCATGAGCATCATCGATCTTTCATTGCTGCCCGCCCCTGATTTCGTCGAAGTGATCGACTATGAAACGATCCTCGCCGAACGCAAGGCGCGACTTATTTCGCTCTATCCGGCCGACGAGCAAGCGGAAATCGCCGCGACGCTCGCGATCGAGTCGGAGCCGATCACGTGCATCCTGCAAGAAAACGCATACCGCGAGACCGTTTTGCGCCAGCGCGTGAACGATGCCGGCCGCGCAAAAATGCTCGCCTATGCCAAGGGCAAAGACCTCGAAAACCTCGCGGCCGAATACGAACTCACGCGCCTCACGATCACGCCCGAGGACACGACGACGACGCCCGCGACGCCGGCCGTGATGGAGGACGACGACTCATTGCGCGAGCGCACGCAGGAAGCGTATGAAGCGCTCTCGACGGCCGGCCCGCGTGGCGCGTATGTCGCTCACGCCAGAAATGCCGATGGCCGTGTCGCCGATGCGACGGCTATCAGTCCCGATCCGTGCGATGCCGTTGTCACGATCCTCTCGACCGAAGGCGACGGCACCGCGAGCGCCGAACTGATTGCGATTGTTGAAGCGGCTTTGAGCGACGAGGACGTGCGGCCCGTTGGCGATCGCCTCGTCGTGCAGTCCGCGACCATCGTGCATTACACGATCGGCGCATCGCTCGTGCTGTCGTCGACCGGCCCCGAGGCTGAAATCGTACTGGCGGCCGCAAATGCAAGCCTGAGCAAATACGTCGCAGTGAAACGCAAGCTCGGCCGCGACATTAACCGCTCGGCGATCATGGCCGCGCTTCACGTCGAAGGCGTCACGCGCGTCGACCTCGATTCGCCGGCGGCCGACCTGTCGATCGACGACACACAGGCGGGTTATTGCGACGGCATCGCGATCGCGAAAGGTGGCGTTAATGACTAGCCTTCTGCCGCCGAACGCGACCACGCTCGAACGCAGGTTAGCGGAGACCGGCGCGGCGATCGAAGAAATCCCTGTCGCGATCCGCGATGTCAACGACGCGGCCAACTGCGCGCCCGAGCTGCTGCCCTATCTGGCATGGGCGCGCTCTGTTGACCGTTGGGATTCGAGCTGGTCGACCGAGACCAAACGCGCTGTAACGGCCGCCTCTTTCTTCGTTCATAAGCGCAAGGGCACGATCGGCGCGCTTCGCCGTGTCGTCGAACCGCTCGGCTACCTGATCCGCGTGCGCGAGTGGTGGCAAGAGAACCCGGCCGGCCCGCGCGGCACATTCCGGCTCGATATCGGCGTGCTCGACACCGGCATCGACGACGAGATGTATGCGGAGCTTGAACGCCTGATCGACGACGCGAAGCCCCTCACACGGCACCTGCTCGGCCTCGCTATCAGCATGGAATCGCGCGGCACGTCCTATATCGCCGGCGCGGCATTCCTCGGCGACACGCTGACCGTCTACCCCTACACGCCGAGCGAGATTGTCGTATCTGACGTTCTCAGCGCGGCCGGCATGGCGCACACCGTCGAAACCCTGACTGTTTATCCCTGAGACCCCGACCAAATGGCACAAACCTATTTCGTACTTTTGACGGCCGCCGGCGAGGCAAAGATCGCGAATGCTGCCGCACTCGGCACTACGATCAACCTCACGCAACTCGCGGTCGGCGACGGCAACGGCAACACGCCGACGCCCGATCGCCTGCAAGCGGCGCTCGTTCATGAAGTGCGCCGCGCGCCGATCAATACGCTATCGATCGACCCGAACAACCCGAGCCAACTGATCGCCGAACAGGTGATCCCCGAGGACGTGGGCGGCTGGTGGATTCGCGAAATCGGCCTGTACGACGACGCCGGCGTGCTGTGCGCTGTCGCCAACTGCCCGCCGACCTACAAACCGTTGCTCGCCGAGGGTTCCGGCCGCACGCAAGTCGTGCGCATGGTTTTGATCGTATCGAGCACGCAAGCCGTAACCCTCAAGATCGATCCCGCGATCGTGCTCGCCACGCGCGACTATTGCGACCGCTCGATCGACGCCGCTATTTCAAAGCTCGACATGAAACAGAGCGTGCGCGCGGCGACGAAAGCGGCGATCGCGATCACCGGATTGCAGACCATCGACGGGGTTGCGCTCGCGGCCGGCGATCGCGTGCTCGTGAAAGACCAGGCGGCCGGAAAGGACAACGGCATTTATGTCGCGACCGCCGGCGCGTGGACGCGAGCGGCCGATGCCGATGCCGCGCTCGAAGTCACGCCCGGCATGCTTGTCCCGGTCGAAGAAGGCGCAACGAACGGCGATTCGGTTTTCCAGCTCGTGACCGATGGCGCAATCGCGATCGGCGCGACTTCGCTTGTGTTCGAAATGTCTGCCGGCCGCACCGGCGCCACTACCGGCACCTATTCGAGCGTGACTGTCGACGCCCGCGGCCGCGTGACCGGCGGCACCAATCCGCAACCGACCGAAAGCGTCGCCGGCCCCGCGATCGTCGCATCACAAACTGAAGTCAATACGGGCACCGACGACACGAAATTCGTGACGGCGAAAAAGCTGACCGGATGGGTCAAGCAGGCAACAGAGACCGTGCTCGGCCTCGCGAAAGTCGCGACGCAGGCACAGACCGACGCCGGCACGGACGACACGACGATCGTCACGCCGAAGAAACTGACCGCGTGGGTCAAGCAGTCAACCGAGACCGTGCTCGGCCTCGCGAAAGTCGCGACGCAGGCACAGACCAACGCCGGCACGGACGACACGACGATCGTCACGCCGAAGAAACTGACCGCGTGGGTCAAGCAGTCAACCGAGACCGTGCTCGGCCTCGCGAAAGTCGCCACGCAGGCACAGACCGACGCCGGCACGGACGACGCGACGATCGTGACACCGAAGAAGCTCAGAGCGGGGTTTGGCATCAGCATTGGCTCAAATGGATATATCTCGTTTCCAACGTGGCTAGGCGGGCTGATTATTCAGTGGGGAACTCTCGTTACAGGCTCAAGCGGGCTATCTCAAGCAGCGTTTCCAATAGCATTTCCTTCCGCCGTTCTTTCCGTAGTCGCAAATTACGTGCTGTCTGGGAATGGTTTGAATGCGGCGGCGCAAGTTTCCAGCAATACAACAAAGTCGATCGTACAAGCT